AAAAGTGGAGCGATTTCTTGATCAAATATTTGTGCGTGCTCGTTAGCATAGTTCTTGTATTCCAAGCCAAATAAAGCATTTAAACCTGGCTCTAGTTCTTTTACTAGTTGTCCTCTTGATATAGCCATAATTTTATACTCCTATCCTAATCCTGTTATTAAGTTATATTTATGTTCCCCTGTATTCGCAACTACATAGGCGTTAGAATTTGCCGCTGTTAAGTCTTGATTATCGGGATCTTTAGAAGTTCCAATTTGAGTGAACGTACCAGTCGCTGTAGTTGTATAAGTAGTTGAATCAATTTCCGCACTAGATTGTCCGTTAATTGTACTTCCACTCGTACCAACGTAATCATGGTTCGCATGATTATTGTTAGCTACAGTAGCTGTGCCATCGTGTTGGCCTTCAAAGATGATCTGAGGATCTGCATAAACATTAGCAACTATGTCAGAAGCTGTAATGCTTCCTGGATAGTATGCTTTCCATGTTGGTTTACTTGATGTTGGATCTGTATAGAAACAACCGTTAAACACTCCAAGGTGTTGGACTGCACTAACAGTGCCTAAAGTGATCACACCAGTAGAAACCGCCATGACAGGGGAACCGGTATAAATTACCTTTGTAAGACCAGAAGCAATTAAATATTCTTCTGTTCTAGGTGTTCCGCCTGATAGATGCCTTACAGCTCTAAAGCCGAAGGCAGCGTCTTGATTTGCCATGTTTATCTCCTTATTAATAAAATTTCGTTGGGTAAGAATCGCTAATAAATTAGTCTTTCTTAGTACCACCGAAGGTTACACGGGACTGCCTCTCAGCATTGATCGGCATTCCTGGGTGCTGTTCCTTCATAAGATCGCTTTCAATCGCGTCGTCTTTGTCTTGAGTAATTTTTCTAAAATACTCATCGCGCGCTTTGACGATCTCTTCTGGTATCCTTGCCAGCAACAGGCCACCAACTCCGATTACCCCTTTGTATTTACCTTCATTCATCACTGGATAGTCGGATCCTGGATATGCATCAGCTCTTACAAGCTCGTATCCTGATCTTAATCGGCCGGCTATGTTCTTTGTATCTGTAAAGCCCATAGTTTCAGCTCTTATCCACCTGTGATGAAATCCTGCAGGCGCAGGGGGTGCATCTAAAGATGATGGGGGAGTCCAAACTGCTTTACGTTTCGTCTGCTCTCTAGTTTGACTCGCACGGGAAGTTTTAATTTTTTCGTTAACCATATGCTTATACCTCCTTCATGATTTTTAATTGTTTCGCATATTCTTCAAGTGGCACACCTAATTTTTTGGCGATTGCAACTTCAGATGATGTGAGCCTGATAGTTTTGCGACTAGGATTTACACTTCGCTTCGCCGAAGCTACTGTTTGTGTTAGTTTAGTCGATTCCTGTGAATCAGTCTTACCAAATTTATGCGGGAAGTCAAGCTGCATTCGTTTATTTATTTCAGCATAATATTCATCTGAATTAGGATCGAAGCCCTCTTCTTCCGTTAGTTTCTTATGATAATCAAAAGCCGTATAGGTCATAGCATTGTCTTTCCCAAACCATGCATTCTTTTCAGCCCATGCTTCAGCTTTTGGATCTGGTGGTGGAGTTCTTCCGACAGTATCCTGTAAAGTAGGCGTTTGTACTACCTTTTCTTTATCCTGGGACTGCCTGTCTTTTAAAGCGTTTAACCGAACTTCTTCAATACCGAGTTGTGCAATTGATTTTTGTGCGTCAACTTCAGCATTAATGTCGCCCGCTTCTCTTGCCGTAGTAAGTTTAGCTTTAGCCGCATCCATTCCAGAGGTTACCCTGTTTTCAAGAGCTTTCACATAATTAGGCTCTAATTTTGAAAACTTGGTTTTTAATTGAGAATGTTCGTACTGAACACCTTTGGCATAATCCAAAGCGGCTTCTTTTTGCCGTTCCGCTTCACGCCATTTTTTCGTTAGTTTCGAAATTCTTTTTTGAACGCCTTCACTGTATTGTTCTAATTCTTTCTTTTCTTCTACTGGTTTTTCTTCTACCTTTTCTTCTACCTTCTCGACAACCGGTTCTTCTTTTACCGGTTCAACGACTTCTACTTCTTCTTTTTCTTTTTTTTCTTCTTCGATACTGACCTCCGCGCCTGGGCCGGTTGTGTCAATATCAATTGTTTTTTCTTCTTTTGGCATAGTTCCTCCTATGATTAATTATGATGAAGTACGGCTTCAGGATCTTTAATCGTTCCTAGAACTTCGTCATCGTTCAAGATGCGCACTTCACCGCCTTCGATGGGTAATCTTGATCCTGCGTAGCGTGCAAAAATAACCCAATCTCCTGTTTTGCACCACGGTCCCGTTGGAAATTTTTCTCTATCGTGATAGGCCAACGGACCCATCGATAATACATAACCGCAGTTCGTTGCGATTCGTAACTTGTCTAATGATTCTTGTGCTATCAGAATTCCGCCTTTAGTCTTTTCTCGTGGAGAAAAGGGCAAGACGAGTAGTCTCCAGCCGCTAGGAACGGGGAGCTGAGATTTTTGAATGTTCTCTGGATTTAAAGGTTCTTTGTATTTTTCTTCAAGGGCGTTTCGGTGTTTTGGAACGTCCTTCTCCGAGGTCGATAATGTTTCCTTGTTCATCTTTTTGCTCCTTTGCTTTTAGCAGGTTAGAGATTTCCTGAAGCATGTACTGATAAGTACGTGCCTGTCCCAACATATATTGATATTTTTCCATGTTGTCAATACCACCACTGATCATGGTGTCACCAACTCTTTGAAGATTGTCTCGGATGATTTTTTGTAGCTTAGCAACGATAACTAAGGGATCCACTAGATCATTCCCTTATAGTATTTCTCATAAGACTTATTTGATAATTTCTTTCCACCATATTCAGTCTTAATAGCGCTTCCCACATATTCTTCTTTAACACTTCCACCATGGCTATATTCCTTTTCCCATCGCTGTGCGATTTTTGGAAGATTCGCATGCATGTAGCGTCTTTGTTTTTCTGATTTAAAAGGCATTATTTCTTCCTTAATCTTTTAATTTTTACCTTTTTTAAATACTCTGTAGTCTTTTTTAAACCTAATTCAGGTTTAATTTTCTTAATTACTTTAACAGGTTGCGTCCCCACTATTTAGCGCTTCCGCCCTTTTTATAGACACGTTCGCCTTTTTTATAGCCAAGTGCTCCAGCAATTGGTCTAGCTGCTGCGCCTAATCTTCCAGCAAGTGCCCCACCGAATTGTTTTGCAACTCGTATACCCTTTTTCCAAGGTTTATGATCGTTTCTCATGTTTTTCCCTCCTTATTTTTTATTAGATCCATTTTTTCTAAAGATCTGTGTTCCCTTTATACCAAAAATACTCGCGCATACAAGTATCCATAAATTTGTAAACCATGTCGGCAATGCCGAAAAATGCTCAAAGAAGCTGTTTATCTTCACCATCGCGGCCGGATCGTCTGACCACACCCCCCAGGCCAAAATTATTATCGGGAGCGTTAAAATCGCCAAAACGATTTCGTCCTTGTAATCGTTATCTCGCGATTCTAAAAGTTTGCCCTGGTAAGTTTCCTCACCTCGGGCCATACGTTCTGCATGCATCAATTGTGCATCAGACATCGCCATTTTTGTCTTCTGACGGTTAGAGTATATCTTACCCCCCGCCTGAAGCGCCATTTTTGCTAATCCAAACCACATACTAATACCAAGTTACTGGTTTTTGTGGTCTAGCAGCTCTTGTTCCAGTTACAGGATTTGTATCTTTTTTATCCTTGCTAACTGCAACAGGTTTGTTGTTTTTATTTGCATCCGGTGTAGCAATCACTTTTGATTTGCCTAACGGTGCATAACCTTTACCTACTGTCATTAGTTGCTCCTTCCATTTGTTTTTGTTTTCATGCTAGCAATTTTGATTCTATTCGCATTTGCCATTTCTAGTTTTTCAATGGATGTATCTGCTCGCAGTTCTGCCAGTTCTTCATTTTGATCGATTTTAGTTTCTTGAACATCTTGATTCATCATCGCCTTCATGTTTTCTAAATTAAGTTTTTGCTCAGCATCCTTTCGTTTCGCTTCATTGTCAAGAGCTCTAATATCTAATTCTCTTGATCTTAGCTTAGCAATTGGATCATGATCAAATTGAGAAGTAATTTTCTTTTCTTCCTTCATAAAGTCTTCCATCATTTCAGCAATCAGCACCGCTTTTCTTGCATCAATCTTTTGTTGCATTTGCTGCATCTGTTGTTGCATTTGCGGATTCTGTTGTGCTAATTGAGGATTCATCTGTGCTTGTTTTTGCATCTGCATAAGCTGTGGCAGTTCATCTTTAAATTCCAATTCGATTTGTTCTTGGGCCATTAAACTAATGTGCTCAAGGCAATTTTTTTCAACAGCTCCCATCACCATCGGTGCATTTCTTACCAGATTCGTTGCCAAAAAATTCAAGTGCGAAGTAATATGCGCACGATGATCCTGACCAGGATAAGCCCTGAAAGGCATTCACGCTAAAGCATCAATATGTTCTAGCGCTGGATCTTTTGGCATCGGTGCAGGTGGTTTTTTTAATATTAAATCAATGTCCTTCACGCCTAACGCTTCGTACATGTTCCGATAGACTTCGTACTGATTATGAAGTTGCGGATTGGACGATGCCAATTGCAGCTCTGTTTGTGCGAGGGAGATACG